CGGTTTAAAAATATATGGATCATCTGACATTAACGAAATCTTAAAAGTTGTAGAATATGAAGACATTATTGTGCGAGATACTTCTGTAAGATGGATGGATTTTAAAAGGTAGATTAAATGGGACTTATAACAACACTAAAAAGGTGGTTTAACATGATATTCAAAAAACAAGCCGAAGAGGATTTTAATATCCAAGCAGCAGAATTCCCGGAAATGGAATCGTTAATTAATAAATGTGCGAACATATATCGAGGCGTTCCATACTGGCTAGATGATAAGAATAATATTAAGACGATTAATTTCGCTAAATCTGTCTGCTCAGAAACAGCTCGGCTCGCAACACTGGCAATCGGCATTCAGATTGATGGTTCCGCAAGAGCTACATGGCTACAGGAGCAGATTGATAAAGTGTATTTCCAAATACGTCACTGGGTAGAATATGGCTGTGCTTATGGAACAGTTTTTATTAAACCAAACGGTGAGAACCTTGACGTATTTACTCCGGCAGATGTGATGATTGTAGATTATGACAATCAGGAAATAAAGGGGATTATATTCAAGGACTATTATACCGTTGGACGGAAATACTACACACGGCTTGAATATCATCGTTTTGTCGAGACTACAATAGATGGCGTGACAACCTATCCGTATTATGTTTCCAACAGAGCCTATGTATCAAAATCCCCGCAGTCAATCGGCGATAAGATTGACCTTAAACAGACCAAGTGGGCTGACCTCATAGCAGACACGCCGCCGATTCTTAAGGCGAACGGAGAGAAGTTGAATGGACCTCTGTACGGAGTGCTGCGGACTCCACAGGCGAACAATGTGGATATCAGTACGCCACTTGGCTTACCGATATTTGCAGAAGCAATTGAAGAGTTGAAAGACCTGGACATTGCATACAGCCGTAATGCAAAAGAAATCCTTGATTCTAAGAGAACCGTTCTGGCTGATGATAGAATACTCATGCCGAGTGGATCACCAGTAGCAGCTATGACACCGCAGGCCATGGAACACAGATGCAAAGAAATGAGCTTGCCGGATTATGTGAAAAATGTATTCGGACAGGATGAAAAAGAGTTTTATCAAGAAATCAATCCGATTTTAAACACTGATACCCGCATAAGCGGGATAAATGCCCTTTTAAGCCAGTTAGGGTACAAGATTGGGTTCTCTAACGGATACTTTGTTTTTAACGAATCTAGCGGAATTCAGACGGCTACTGGAGTAGAAGCAGAACAGCAGAGGACAGTCCAGTTTATCAAAGACGTGAGGGACAAACTGGAATCCTGTCTGGACGAAGTAATTTACGCGCTGAACGTTTACGCTGACCTGTACGGACTTGCACCTGTCGGAGTTTATGAAGTCAATTATGATTTCGGAGACATCCTCTATGTTAGAGAAAACGACCGTGCAAGGTGGTGGCAGTATGTAACTACTGGCAAGGTTCCAGCATGGTTGTATTTTGTAAAGTTTGAAGGAATGACTGAGGAAGAAGCGAAAGCAATGGTCAAAGAAGCCGAGCCAAAGGAACCAACACTATTCGGAGAGGAGTAAAAAGATGGCAGACAAGCCGGTAACAAGGGAAGAAAAATACCTCGCATATCTGACAGGCGAAATTCCAAAGCCAATTACAAGAGAGTTTTAGTGAATTAAGTAAAAAAAGCGGAGAGGATTAAAACTCCTCTCCACTTTGCAATAACATTATTAACAGCCAGAATCTTCTCGCTTAGATACAGCAAATGTCCTTACTGTATTTACGCCAGGGACATTGCCATCATCAATGCACTTAGCCATGTGAAGCATAGATATAATTTGTGATGAAGACGGATGTTCTTTACCACAGTTTGGGCAAATTACCTTTTCCGTGTTAATTTGCTCGTTTACGTAATAGTTGCAATTACAAGTGCAATAAATTTTCAGTTTTAAAAACATTTTGCGACACCTCCTTAATAGGTTGATTGTAGCATATTTTTAAAACATGTACCACAACATTTATCGAAAGAGGTGATATATTATACTTAGTCCTGAATATTTACGACAAATTACAGAGGGCAGTGAACAAATTGCTGAAGAATTGCACCAGTATATCATCTCTGAGATCGTATCACGGATGATGGCAAGAATCGGCAGGGGCGAGGACTATATTCTGACCAATGCTGATGCGTGGAGAATCAGAACGTTACAGGAATCCGGTGAACTGTTAGAAGACATTCTGGCAGAACTATCCAGATACACCAAACGTGAGCAACAAGAGCTTCTTGAAGCGTTTGAAGATGCCGGAATCACTGCAATGGAGTATGATGATAAGGTATATAAGGCGGCAGGATTAAGTCCTGTGCCGCTTGAACAGTCACCAACAATGATAAGACTCATGGAACGAAATATGCTTGCGACCATGGGTGAGTGGAAGAACTTCACACGGACAACCGCAAGTGCCGCTCAGAGGCTATATATCGAACAATGCGACCTTGCATATAACCATGTGATGACTGGTGCAGTTGGGTATACGCAAGCCATTAAAGAGGCAGTTAACAACGTTGTGAGTGATGGTGTTACCGTCACATATCCATCTGGTAGAAAAGACACGATTGAAACAGCGGTTGCACGTTCTGTCAGAACTGGTGTGGCACAGGCTACGGGGGATATATCCCTGAAGCGCATGGAAGAAATGGACTGGGATTTAGTTCTGGTTAGTGCTCACATTGGAGCCAGAACGGGTGACGGCGGTCAGAATCCGGGAAACCACTCATGGTGGCAAGGAAAGATATACTCTCGTTCTGGCAAGAGTAAGAAATTTCCGCCATTCTCATTGACCGGATACGGGACAGCAAGCGGACTGTCAGGGGTCAACTGTCGGCATAGCTTCGGAGCCAGTGATGGAGAATTTAATCCCTATGCGGAATTATCAGCACAGGACAAAGCCGACAAAGGCAAACAGTACGAAAAAGAACAGCGGCAACGTACTTATGAGCGAAGAATCCGCAAAACGAAGAGAGAGGTTCTTGGGCTGCAGGCAGGAGTCGACAATGCACCGAATGAAAAGGCAAAATTCGCATTACAGCAAGACCTTGACCGGAAGTCTTATCTTTTACAGAAACAAAATGCTGCATATAAAGATTATTGCAAACGGAATGGCCTGAGGGAACTACAAGACCGACTTATGATCGCTAAGTGGAACCGCCAGAACGCCGCTAAAGCCAGAGGAGCGGCAAGACGATATAAGACAGCAAAGGGGATTGACTGATGGATAGATGGGAATATTTCAATCCGAATCCTGTTAAGGATAAGAGAACAGGAGATTGCGTTGTCCGGGCAATATGCAAAGCAACCGGGTTCGACTGGGAAACGGTATTCACCGGATTAATGATACAGGCGTGCACTCTGTCAGATATGCCAAGTGCAAATTATGTCTGGGGAGCGTACCTCTATAAGCGTGGATACAGACGCAAACTGATTGAACAATCAGAACGATATATCTATACAGTCAACGACTTTTGTGCAGATCATCCGACCGGCACGTACATTCTCTGCATAGATGGCCATGTTGTGACGGCACAAGACGGCAAATATTTCGATACATGGGATAGCGGTAATGAAATCCCGGTATATTACTGGGAAAAGGAGAATAAATGAGCATATCAGAATTTATACAGATTTTCCTCTCTATCTGCGGAGGAGTGTCCATTGTCGGAGGGGCGGCAGCCGTAATCTTTAAGTGGATTACACCAGCATTCCGACTTAATAAGCGAGTAGAAACACTGGAAGAACACGACAAGCGTGACTTTGAGAGTCTTCAGAGGATTGCAGAGCGAGATTCATTAATTCTGGAAGTGTTATCAACCATGCTGGACAGCCAGATTAGTGGGAATAATGTAGAAGAATTAAAAAAAACAAAACAGAAGCTTACAAATTATCTTGCACAGAATCAGCGTTAATTGCATTAATAAGGGGTATGCTCATGAAATTATATGTGTTCACAAAGAAAGATATAGACAGATTCTTAGTAGAGTGCAATTTCACACCAGATGAGGAAAAACTGTTCCGGCTGAGGTGTAAGGAATATACGCTTGAGTACTGTGCTGAACAGATGAATGTGAGCATATCCACGGCGAAACGATTGAGCCGGAGGGTAAACAATAAAATAATTAAAGTGTGCTGATACGATAAAAGCCCGGGATTAATTTCCTAGGGCTTTATTTTTGTTGACAGATATATTTTTTATATGCTATATTTAATATACCTAAATTATTTAGGTGTGAATTGAAAAGTGTTTATTGTTAGTAGGACACAAAAAAGAGGTAAATTTATACCTCTTTTTTTAATCCACATAATACAATTCTATTGGCTCACTATTTTTAAATAAAATATGGTATGCTCCAGAAAATACAACTGTTGAAAAATTAATAGCTGCGTTTTCGTCCCAAGAATACTTGCTTTCTTCAAAACTCTTGTCAGAAGAATTTTCGATCATATTTTCCACATAATCTTTTATAGGGTCTTCATCATCTTCTGTCCATTCTTCCGAGTATTCACATTGAAATTGTTCTTTGCATACTTCGTAAATCGGTTCTTTTGTCCCCTCATTGTAACTCTGGGACATTGTAATCTCGTGATAATATATTTTTTTCATGTTCATTCCTCCTGATCTGCTCCATGTCTTGGGCTGTACTGTTCTTCTTTAACTGTCTTTATTATACATCTATGTGCGTTATATGTCAAGCGTATATGTGCGTTATTTTTATTTTTTTTCTAGCCTGTTGAGTTCTGACAGAACAACATCTCGAATAAAGGCACTATTACTCTTGCCGAGGTCGAGCTTTTCAATCCTCTCTTTAGTTCCTTTTGGAAAGACAATGTTTAGTCTATAGTTATTGTTCTCATACTTTCTTACCGCTTTTTTCTGTGCTTCTGTTGCCATGTTAATCCCTCCTTTTTCCTCAATTATAAATCTATGTGCGTTATTGCACAATACTTTTTTGAGACTTTTTTGAACTTTTTAGATTGATACATCTATGCAAAAATATAATCAGAAAGGTGGTGCATAAGATGGCATTATATAACAATCCTTATCAATATAGTTTTGGCGTTCCGGGGCAAATGAATCAATTTCAGCAGCAACCTGTCCAGATGCCAGTTCAACCAGTACAGCAACCCCAACAGAATAACAATGGTATTTTGTGGGTGTCTGGCGAAGTCGGCGCAAAATCCTATCTGGTAGCACCCGGGACAAGCGTTTTACTGATGGACAGTGAGAGCGAAAAGTTCTACATAAAATCCACAGATGTATCCGGCATGCCGCAGCCACTGCGAACATTTGAATACCACGAGATAGGCTCTCAGATGCCGCCTAAACAGCCTGTTCAGAACATGGACAGTAAATATGTCACCAGACAGGAATATGACGATTTAAAGGGCAAATACGAAGCTATCATAAACCGATTAAATTCATTTTCTGAACCTGTTAGGACTAATACCGTACAGGAATCAGCGATCAAGGGAGGAAATGCAGATGAGTAATCCATTATTTAACGCACTTGGCGGTGGGATGCCACAGGGTAACGGACCAATGCAGATGATGCAGCAGTTTATGCAGTTTAAACAGAATTACAAAGGAAACCCAAAAGAAGAAGTCCAGAAAATGTTGCAGTCTGGAAAGATTTCTCAACAGCAGCTTAACCAAGTTCAGCAGATGGCAGGGCAGTTTCAGAATCTGCTGAAAGGAATGAAATAGTACATTACAATCTGGCCAGATTGATGTAAATACACAATAAAGGAGATTATAACTATGGATGGAAATTATAGCTTAGCAGACATTGCCGCTGCTACTGGAAATGGCAGAAATAATGACGGCATGTTTGGTGGAGATGGTGCATGGTGGCTTATCGTGCTTTTCTTGTTCGTATTCTGCGGATGGGGAAACAACGGATGGGGCAATAACGGCAATGGCGGCGGATATGCAGCCACAGCAGCTACTCAAGCAGACATTCAGAGAGGATTTGATAACTCCGCAGTAATCAGCAAACTTGACGGAATCAATAGCGGCCTGTGTGATGGCTTTTATGCCATGAATAACGGTATGCTTACCGGATTCAATGGAATCAACACAAACATCATGCAGACCGGCTTTGGAATCCAGCAGGCAATCAATGCCGATACTGTAGCCAATATGCAGAATACAAACGCATTGCAGGCGCAGCTTGCAAACTGCTGTTGTGAAACCAGGGAAGCTATCCAGGGCGTGAACTACAACATGGCGCAGAACACCTGTGCATTGCAGAACACCATGAACAGCAACACAAGAGATATCATTGACAATCAGAATGCTGGAACCAGAGCGGTTCTTGATTACCTGTGTGCAAAAGAAAACGCAGATTTAAGAGATAAAGTTCAGAAACTTGAGCTTGCTGCTTCTCAGTCTGCGCAGAATGCTTACATTGCGGCAAATCAGGAAGCGCAGACGGCAGAACTGATTCGCAGAATAAGTCCTATGCCTGTGCCATCCTACGTAGTCCCAGCGCCATATCCATATTCTGGATGCGGATGCAACACCGGATGTAATTGCTGATAACTTCATATCGAGAGTATCTTTCGATTGATTCGGATGTCGGCTTATGCCGTTTTACACAGAGGGGCAGGCTGAGACCTGTCCTTTTGTGATATGAAAGGGGTAAAAATTATGGCAGAATTTACAAATGTAGCTGCTCAGACTGTAGCAGCAAATGGAAACGTAGTATTTTCAAACACAGCAGTCAAAGGTTCTAACTGTATTCAGCACAGAGAGGGAAGTGGAATTATAACTCTAAGAGGACTGACTAATCAGTGCAAAGCGAGATTCTTTGTGGATTTTTCTGGTAATATCGCAATTCCAACAGGCGGTACTGTTGAAGCTATTTCTCTGGCTATTGCAATCTCTGGCGAACCGGTTCTTTCTTCTCAGATGATTTCCACACCGGCAGCAGTAGACCAGTATAACAATGTGTCCTCTGGCATCTATATTGATGTACCTCGCGGATGTTGCGTTAATATCGCAGTAGAGAATACAAGCGATCAGGCAATTTCTGTTGCGAACGCAAATATTGTCGTGACCAGAGAAGCATAGGAGGTGTGATTATGAGAGACATTAAAGACTTATGTGCAAGAATTGAAGACGAACTGTCCAAAATCGCTGACAGTGGGTTGACTACTGGAAATCTGGAAATGACATACAAGCTGATTGATATGTACAAAGATATAAAGAACACACAGTACTGGGACAAGAAAGTGGAGTATTACAACACTGTCCTTGATGAGATGCGTAGCGGATACAATGACGATTACAGCGAGCGTGGAAGAAAACATGACAGCATGGGGAGATACAGCTCAAGTGACGGCAGAATGATGCCAGATTACGACCGGGGCAATTCTTATGCCAGACGTGGTGAACATTATGTCAGAGAGCATTACAGCCGCTCTGATGGGCGAGACGCTTACGATGACTACATGACGCAGAAACAGAGCTATCGTTCCGAAAAATCTGAGGACTGCAAAAGAAAGATGCTTGCCGCTCTGGAAGAACATCTGGACGAACTCACAACAGAAATGAGCGATATGTCCAAGGACGCAGAATGCCGGGAAGAACGTGATCTTGTTAAGAGATACGTTGAGAAATTAAGAAATATGCTTTGATTTGACAAAATGTGGGGACAACTTTTTTAAAAGAATGTGATACTATAATCTTGCAAGGAATGGTGAACCTTGTAGGGCTTGCTGATTAGAAGTTTTTGCTTTCTTTTTCGTTTCATGTCCTCCTTTCTTTGCGAATATGCCCTTAAGAGAAACAGATGAAGCAGATTTGAGCGGAATCTGGAGGTTGAAAAGCGGATGCAATTTCCGGCATATTCATTAGTCAGTTTGACTGACTGGTAACACCTCCTCATGAATAAAACAACATCTCCGTGGAAGTCGGATAGTGGCAGGCATAACACGATAAATACCTTGCTAACCCGGGAATCCGGGTTAATGGAAATATAGCTCTAGTGGTAGAGCAATATCCGCATAGGATATTGGTTAGGGGTTCGATTCCCCTTATTTCCTTACCTTGCCAGTGGTCTAACTGGCTTAATCCATTTACCTGCGGCGGCAGGTCAATAAACACGACCAGGAGGATATATGCAGAAACTTATTGACACATTAAAATCATTTGGAATTGAAATCCCGGAGGACAAACAGGCAGATATAAAGAAAGCACTTTCTGAGAATTACAAGAATGCAAAGGAAGTTGCAAAAACTCTGTCAAAAGTTGAGGGAGAACGAGACGACTGGAAAGAACGCGCAGAGACAGCAGAAAAGACCCTGAAAGGTTTTGATGGTATCGACCCGGCGAACATTCAGACAGAGCTTGCTGGATGGAAGAAGAAAGCTGAGGACGCAGAGAAAGAATTCAATGCAAAAATCTACGACCGTGATTTCTCAGACGCTCTGAAAGCGGCACTCGACGATGTTAAGTTTTCCAGCGAAGCAGCTAAGAAGTCAGTCATGGCAGACATTAAAGAAGCCGGATTGAAACTGAAAAACGGTAAAATCCTTGGGCTGAATGATCTGATTGAGCAGATGAAACAGTCTGACGCATCCGCTTTCGTGGATGAATCTCAGCAGCAGGCTCAGCAGAATCAGGCAAGGTTTACTACTCATGTTGGACAGCAACAGACACCGGGAAGCATGACAAAGAAAGATATCGAAGCAATTAAAGACCCGTCTGAGAGGCAGGCGGCGATCGCCCAGAACATCCAGTTATTCCAGTGATTTTTACACCGACTATACGCTAGAGTATAGCCGCTAACCCAATACCTTAATAATTATGGGTAGAAAGGATTTTTTATATGGCAGCAAAAGCTAATCTTATTATGACAAATGATATTCAGGTAAGGGCGCGTGAGATTGACTTCGTCACCAGATTCGAAAAAAACTGGGAACACTTGCGCGAGATTCTTGGCATCATGCGTCCAATCAAAAAGACACCCGGAGCGGTTCTTAAATCAAAATATGCAGAAGGCACATTACAGGATGGAAATGTTAAAGAGGGCGAGGAAATCCCTTACAGCAAATTCACTGTAAAAGAAAAGCCTTATGCAGAAATGAGTATTGAGAAATACGCAAAGGCTGTATCTATCGAAGCAATCAAGGATCACGGTTATGAGAACGCTGTTCAGATGACTGATGATGAATTCCTTTTCCAGCTTCAGACCAATGTTACTGAAAGATTTTATAACTATCTGAAAACAGGTACTCTCTCATTCACGGAAACTACTTTCCAGATGGCTCTGGCAATGGCCAAGGGCCGTGTAGAAAACAAATTTAAGCAGATGCACAGAAATGTGACTGGTGTTGTTGGATTCGTGAACATCCTGGATGTGTATGAGTATATCGGCGCAGCTGATATCACTATTCAGAACCAGTTCGGCTTCCAGTATGTGAAAGACTTCCTGGGATTCAACACAATCTTCTTGTTATCTGACAGTGAAATTCCGAGAGGAACAGTAATCGCTACACCTGTTGAAAATATCGTTCTGTACTATGTTGACCCGAACGAATCTGATTTTGCAAGAGCGGGTCTTGTATATACTGTATCCGGTGAAACAAATCTGATCGGATTCCATACACAGGGCAATTACCACACAGCAGTATCCGAAGCATTCGCAATCATGGGACTTACCCTCTTTGCAGAGTACATTGATGCTATTGCCGTAGGAACTATCAACACAACTCAGACGCTTGGAACTCTGACTGTAAATTCTGCGGCAGGAAGTAAGAGTGGAGACACAAAAGTGACTGTCACTCCGACAAAAGCAAGCGCAGGAAATGTGTACAAGTACAAAGTCGCATCTTCTGAGACTACCGTAGACTATGGACAGAACGTGAAGAACTGGAGCGCATGGGATGGAGAATCCGACATTACAGCAACAACAGAACAGGTAATCACAGTGGTTGAGTGCGACAGTACCTATAAAGCACTGAGCGCCGGACATGCGACTGTAACAGCAAAATGATGATCGTGGGAGGTAACTGGCATGGCTTATGCAGATTATGAATTTTACACAACTTCATACTTCGGCTCAGTCGTGCCAGAAGCCGACTTTCCCCGACTGGCAGAAAAAGCCAGTGATTTTGTGGATTTAATGACATCCGACAGGTTGGTGGACGGACTACCAACAAACGAACGCTCACAGAAGCGTATCAAAAAGGCAGTCTGTTCATTGGCTGAATTAATGTATCAGATTGAGCTTGCCGAAAAGAATGCAATTAATCAGGCATCGGCAAATGTAACCGACATAAATGTCGGGAACATCTCGACAGGCATTGTAACATCTGTATCATCTGGCAGTGAATCCATCTCTTACGCAACCCCGCAGCAGATTGGGGCGAGTGCGAAGGAATGGAGTGCGGTATATGCCGCCGCCGGAGATGTGCAGAAAATGAACGACTTGCTTCTTAAGACAGCTTTGCCACTTCTGATGGGAGTAAGGACGGATGATGGAATACCAGTATTGTATGCAGGAGTGTGATAGAAATGATGGAATTAAAACAGACCGTTGAAATGATGAATAGTGCAGATTACAAGGAACGCTTTAAGGCAGAGTATATGCAGGTGGTTATTCGATATAAGAAACTTGCGAACATGCTTGAAAAATGGGATAAAGGAGAACTCCCATTTACTCCTACTTGTCCGAGAAGCACTTACAATATGCAGGTAAGAGCAATGACGGATTATATTGCTGTTCTGGAAGCAAGGGCAGTTATGGAAAAAGTTGATTTGGAGGTATCAGAGTAATGGAAGCATTATTTACAAATGTAACTCTGATTCTAGCAGTAATCAGTGTTTTGGCATTTTGCGTGTCTGTGATTACACAGGTGATTAAAAACGTTGGATTCTTGTCTAAGATTCCGACAGATGCACTGGTACTTGTACTGTCCATTGGAATTACTGTAGCCGCTTTTGTAGCATATATGCAGTATATCCACATGACAATCTTGTGGTATATGATTTTAGCAGCTATCATGGCTGGGTTTATTGTGGCGTTTATTTCCATGTTCGGATGGGAGAAAATTACGGAATTGTGGAAACGAACGTCCAAGGTTGATGTGGATAAGCTAAAAAATAAATGATTAAGGAGAGGGTATCATGTATAGCAAAACAGTAACAGTTTTCAACTATTACGAAAGCAAAACAACTGGAGATGCGTACTGGTATCCTCATGTTTTATCCGGCGTCGACCTCATTACGGACAAAGGAGCAATCCTTAAGAAGTACGGACCAGACGCAACAGACAACGCACAGTTACACGTACGCTATACCGCCCAGAATGGCGATATAACCATTACTGATAAAGACAGCAAGATTCTTCCATGGATGCCACCTAAAGAGTGGAAACAGCAGATTAACAACGCTCTGGAGGACACTATTACATTCTCGGATGAATCATTCTTCTGGGAGGGTGAGTGGATTGGCGGAACGGTAACCGATAGCGATTATCGGAATGGATTCTATCAGTACATGAATGAGAACAGAGATAACGTGTTTAAGATTACCAGTGTTGGCGGTCCGTATACGCTGATTCCACATTTTGAGATTCTGGGTAAGTAATATGAGTAAGATTCATCATTTCAAAGGAGTCTCCATAGTCGATGGAGATATGAAAATCAAGCTGAATATGGACAGGTTTTCCAGACAGTATCAAGAAGCCCAGTATCTCCTTGACGGAATGGTTATGGACAGCATGGTTCCATTTATGCCAATGATTACCGGAAATTTTATCAATCGGACAAGAGTTGAGAGTACATCTTTGCAAGGAACTGGGAAAGTATGCGCGGCGGCGGCTCCTTATGGGCGTTTTCTGTACGAGGGGAAAGGAATGGTTGATGAAGCAACTGGAAGTCCCTACGCAAGACGTGGAGCAAAGAAAGTTCTTGTTAGTCAGTTTTCTGGTCAGACAGCCGCAAAGGAAAATCTTGAATACACCAAACAAATTCACCCACAGGCACAAGCAAAGTGGTTCGATGCCGCTAAACGACAATACGGTAGCACATGGATTCGCAAAGTAAAAGCACAGGCAGGAGGTGGCAGACATGGCGGATAAACCTATCGGAAAAGATGCAACCGGATACGAGATTCTGACAGATGCCATGAAAGCACTTCTGAACCAGTATCCGGGACTATATGAAAATGAAACAATCAAGTTTGAGGAACTTGGCAAGGAGTCCGGAATTGCGTTCTCGGCAGACAACGGAGCTTTAATCTATTCGGAAAAGGAAGATGTATGCGGAGTGATGCATCAGGTATGCCAGTACCCATTTTATGTGGTTTACCGCACGGCATCAGACAAAGAACGGCAGAAGTTATCTGTTCAGAAGTTCCTGGACAATCTCGGTAAATGGATATGCCGGGAACCAGTTATCATAAACGGCTCTGAGACGCGCTTAAATGCTTTTCCAGAGCTTTCACAGGGGCGAGTGATAAAACGTATAACCCATGATAATTCCTATGGTTTAGAGCCACAGGAGAGTGGCGTACAGGACTGGTTATTGCCATTGTCAGTACGCTATGAAAATACTTATGAAGTAATATAACAAGTAACAACCGGCTATCAATTGGAGATAGTCGCTAACCTACACAGCCTTTTAAAAGTTATAGGCAGAAAGGACATTTCTATGGCAGTTACAGGAAAAATTGACCGTAAATATATGGCTCATTATATTGATGCAGGTTCCCTCTGCGGAGGGCTGACACCAAAATATGAGCGTCTTGGAAAGGACCTGGAAGAGTACAATGTCGAACTCAATCCAGATACCGAAACATCTAAAAACATTCTTGGAGAATCCACATTCAAGCATAACGGCTACGAAGTTTCTTCTGACGCTGATCCGTTTTATGCAGATACCACATCAGACCTGTTCACAGCGTTGCAGAAGATTGTAGATGGACGTCTCAAAGATGACAACCTCAAAACAAAAGCAGTTGAGGTTCATCTGTGGACAGAAGCTACAGCAGGAAAGTATGAAGCATACCAGCAGGATTGTTATGTTGTGCCGACCTCCTATGGCGGTGATACATCCGGTTATCAGATTCCGTTTACTGTCAACTATGTTGGCGAACGTGTAAAAGGAAAATTTGATATCAGTTCCGGTACATTCACAGCCGACAGCGAATAAGCACATATACAAGGAGGACATGCTAAATGGCAAAAGTAATTAATACAAAAATTGATGATGGAATTCTCGTTTTTACATTCACAAATAACAAAGGTGAAGTTTTTTCTTCTTTCAAACTGAACCCGACAGATATCAATGTGGCAGCACGTGCAGAAGAACTGGAGGAGTGCTTTGAACAGTTCAAGGCTTCCGTCCAGAAAGTCACATCTGGTAAAGAAATGGCGGAACTGAATAAACAGATTGAGGATAAAATCAATTATCTCCTTGGATATGAAGCATCCAAGGACCTGTTTAAAGAACCAATTACCGCAACAACTGTATTCGGTAATGGCCAGGTATTTGCTTATATCGTTCTGGACAAGATCGCAGAAGCAATCGCACCGGAAATTGAAAAGAGAAAAAAGAAAATGCAGGCAGCAGTTAAAAAGAATACGGAAAAATATGAAAAATGACCGCCTATGAGCTTCCCACCTCACTGAACATAAGTGGGGTGGATTTTTCTATCAGAACGGATTTTCGAGCAATCATTGATATTCTCATTGCGTGGAATGATCCAGAGTTAGACGAACAGGCGAAGTCAATTGTTATGATACAGATTCTGTTCGAGGATTGGCAGAGCATACCGCCGGAACATTTATCTGAAGCCTGTCAGAAAGCGTGTGAATTTATTGACTGTGGACAGACTGATGACAACCCGAACAAACCAAAGCCCCGTTTGATGGACTGGGAACAGGACGGAGATATGATTGTACCGGCTGTAAATAAAGTTGCCGGAAAAGAAATCAGAGCCATTCCGTATATGCACTGGTGGACATTTTTTGGATATTTCATGGAATCCGGTGAGTGCCTGTTCAACACAGTTGTTGGAATCCGCTCTAAAAAGGCGAAGGGCGAACGTCTGGATAAATGGGAAAAGAAATTCTATCAGGAAAACAAAAATATTATTGATATAAAGACACGTCTCAGCGACGATGAGCAAGCTTATAAAGATAAGCTGAATGAGATGTTGAACCTCAAATAGTTAGGAGGCGAACACATGGCTGCTGATGGCTCAATTATTATTGATACTAAGCTTGATACATCTGGAATTGATAATGGAGTATCAAGGATTAAACAGTCATTTAACAGCCTTGGTAGTGCTGTAAAAAAAATCGGTCTGTTAATTGGTGGGGCTTTTGCTGTTGGTAAGTTGGTGCAGTTTGGAAAAGAGTGTATTGAGCTAGGCTCCGACCTCGCAGAAGTTCAGAATGTGGTCGATGTTACATTCACCACCATGTCGGATAAGGTCAATGAATTTGCAAAGAATGCAATGGTCTCAGCCGGACTGTCAGAGACAATGGCAAAAAGGTATGTTGGTACGTTCGGAGCAATGTCTAAGTCATTCGGATTCTCAGAATCACAGGCTTACGACATGTCAACGGCTCTGACACAGCTGACTGGTGACGTAGCATCATTTTACAACATCAGTCAGGACTTAGCCTATATCAAACTGAAATCCGTATTTACTGGTGAAACGGAAACGCTCAAGGACCTCGGCGTGGTAATGACCCAGACGGCACTTGATCAGTACGCACTGGCAAATGGCTACGGCAAAACTACATCTGCTATGACCGAGCAGGAGAAAGTAGCTCTCCGTCTGGCTTTTGTGCAGAAACAATTATCGGCTGCATCTGGTGATTTCATCCGAACATCTGACTCATGGGCGAATCAGGTGAGAGTTATGCAGTTACAGCTACAGTCCCTCAAGGCAACAGTCGGACAAGGTTTGATTAATATTTTTACACCTGTTCTGAAAGTAATCAATATTCTTCTCGGCAAACTGGCGACTCTGGCAAACGCATTTAAGTCATTCACGGAGCTTATTACTGGCAAGAAATCATCAGGTCAGACAGGTGGAAGCGGCGCAGGGCTTGCCGGAACAGATACAGTTGCAGATACGGCAGATCAGTATGGACAGGCAGCCGATAATGCAGAGAAACTGGCAGATGCCACAAACGATAATGCTAAGGCAACGAAAAAGGCAAATAAAGAAACAAAAAATTATCTTTCTTCATTGGACGAAATACACAAAGCTACCTCTACAGATAGTAGCTCTTCCATACCATCTTCATCTGGCGGGAGTGGTGGAGCGTCTGGAGGATTATCTGGTGCAGTAAGCAATGTGGATTACGGAAAACTTGCAGAAGGCGAAACGACTATTAAAAAAATGTCCAAGCCGCTTGATTCCATAATAAAGAAGTTTAAAAAATTAGCCAAATTGCTATCAAAAGGATTCTGGGATGGACTAGGCGATTACAAACCGATTTTTGATGATATTAAGGAAAATATTAACTCTATCGGGAAATCCTTGCAGAATATATTTACTGATCCAGAAGTAATTGGAGCGGCAAGTGATTTTTTAGATACATTTGCCTATTCCATTGGAAGAGTATCTGGATCTTTTTCGAGGATTGGAATAACAATTGCTCAAAATCTTATTGGAGGAATAGAAAAATTTCTAAAGCAAAACACCAGTAGAATAAAAACATATTTAATTGATATGTTTGATATTGGATCTGAGGTTGCTCAAATTGAAGGAAATTTTTCATCCGCTCTAGCAGAGGTATTTTCTGCATTTGGTGGAGAAATTGCGCAGCAGATAACAGCCAATATCATAGGGATATTCTCAAATATCTCAATGACTGCTATGGGATTATGTGCAAGACTTGGAAGAGATATGCTGAATATGATCGCACAGCCGTTCATTGATAATAAGGATATATTAAAAAGCGCAGTCGAAGGAACACTTGGGGTTATCGAAACAATAACCGATGGATTATCGACAGTTATTCAAAATCTTTCCGATTTAGTGACCGCATTATACGATGAGCATTTAAAACCTTTTTTTGATTCAATAGCTAATGGACTTTCAACCATTTTTGGAACTTTAATAGATGGATATAACACATATATTCTTCCAGTTATGCAAGGTTTAGCTTCTAAGATAAAAGAGCTTATGGATGGGGAATTGGGAGAAATGTTTGTAAAAGTCCAAACTTTTCTCGGCAAATTAATAGATATCTTAAAAGAGCTTTGGGAAAATATTTTAGTTCCAATAATTAGCTGGATTGTATCAAATGCAATTCCAGTAATAGCAGACGTTGCAAATGTAATTGGCGACACTGTTATAGAGGCAATAAAATCCGTTATTAAAATTATTGGAGATGTATTAGATGTCCTGAGCGGAGTTATTGATTTTCTGAAAGGAGTTTTTACAGGCGATTGGGAACTAGCATGGAACGGAATCAAAGAAACTGCAAGAGGTACATGGAACCTTATAAAAGATATTATATCTGGAGCCTGGGAAGCTATTAATGGAATAGTAAAAACCGCATTAACAATAATAAAAAGTATCATTTCTCTTTCTTGGAACGCAATAAAAACAGTTACTGTTACAGTATGGAATGTTATAAAAACATGGCTGTCTAATACATGGGAAGCAATAAAAACTACAGTTTCGACAGTATTTGACGGAATAAAGTCTAAAATTACAAGAATTTGGGATTCCGTGTCAGAAAAAACGTCATCTATATGGGGAAAAATAAAAACGTTTGTTGACGGAAAAGTAAGTGCTATTCATGATGCAATCGTGGATAAATTTACAAGTGCCAGAGATACGGTCAGAAGGGCGTTTGAGGGTATACGTGATACCATCAAAGATATATTAAACAAGGTGATCGGAATTGCAAACAGCGCTATTGGAACTGTAAACAGTGCAATTGGCGGCATTGAATCAGCATTTACATTTGGACCGTGGAAGGTTCCAACTCCTTTTGGTTCGAGGACAATTGGATTTACAGCTAATTTACCAAGAGTTCCTACAATTCCATATCTTGCAAAAGGTGCCGTTATCCCGCCAAGATCAGAGTTCCTTGCAGTGCTTGGAGATCAGAAGAATGGTCGCAACCTGGAAGCACCAGAAGAATTGTTAAGGCAGATTGTAAGGGAAGAAACTGGAGGACAGCAGTCTGGCGGAAGCTATAGATTTACCGCACAGCTCAACAGACGAACCATATTTGATGAGATGATTGACGAAGCAAAGTTAAGACGTGATGCAAGCGGTACAAATCCGTTTGAATTGGCATAGGGGGTGAGAATGTGGCATTTTCAATAAGTAAATCAATAACTGATAGATATAAAATAAATGGGCTTCTCATCCCTCAACCAGATGAGGATATGCAGTGTAACTTTGAGACCACCTATTCGGAGGGAAGTAATCGAACTCAAAAAGGAGTTGCGCTAATAACTCCGCTTTTTACAGTTATGCAATATAGCTATAAAGCCACCAATGTGCCGGTTGATGAGAAATCAACTAATCTGGTAAATGCAATTATTAAAGGAAAGCCGTTCATTTTACATCACTGGTTAGCACACAAAAATGAATGGCGTTCAGAAAAGTTTTACGTGGGAAAAATGAATTACAACATAAAACAAGTTGGGGAATACTATTCCGAAATATCATTTAATATGCAGGGGGTGAATCCACTTGATTAATGTATCAAATACTTTTAAAGAAAAATTGCAGGATGGCGAGCAAGTAATTGAAATCGTGGAGATCACCTTTGCTGACGGAACAACAAAGACACTTGAAAACGAGATTATGATCGGCAACAATGACTTTTCCGATTGTGCGGAGAGTAGTAGCTTCCCGGTCGGCGCTACAGTCTGCAAAACGATGAGACTTGAACTCGATAACACAGAGGATCAGTGGAAAGATTATAATTTCTATCAAGCTAAAGTGCATGCATATTTGAAGCTTCAGACTTCTGTTGCAGAATCAGCTAGTGAATCAATCTGGATGGATGATTTTTATGAGCCAATTCTCGATACTGATGGAAACAGCATAGTCCTTTCCAGAGCTGCCTCAGAAGACCGATACGAGACGATTGACAAGGGTATCTATACAATTACCACGCCAGAGCAATACGGCGAAATATTGAGCTTTACGGCGCTGGATGACATGTATAAAACCAATGCTAAATATTATAGTGCTCTGACGCTTCCACAGACAGTTATAGCGCTGGTAAGAGACGCTTGTGAGAGTTTGAATATCCCTATGGGATTTTCTTCTATGGCACATGGAAATGTAGTTGTCACAGCGCTCCCAGATAACATGACATTCCGTCAGCTGATTGGATGGGCGGCAATGTTGGAGACAGCAAACGCCAGAATTGACAATAGAGGATATTTGCGATTTATTAAGTGGAATTTTGGAGCTGTCGAAAACGGCTCCTTAGTTCCAACTAAGTTAGAGGATTATGTAAATAGCCCAACTCTTTCCAGTGATGATATTGTAATTACTGGTATCAGAGTAAAAAACAAAGAATCAGAATCCCTGTTTGGAAGTGCCGGGTACGTCCTGGAGTTAGAAAACAATCTTCTGTCTGACAGTGACCTCGGAACTGTGGCGGCATGGATTGGCGGTAATTTGGTCGGAGCTAAATTCCGAAATCTGCAAGGGGATTTGCTTTATAATCCTCTGTTAGAATTTGGTGATATGGCACGCAGTTTTGATCGAAACGGCAATGGATATCTTACACCAATCACTGATGTATCATCTCCGTTAAATGGCATTACCACTGTAAAAACGCAGGCAGATGATCCCATCCGAAATAGCAGTACATATATGTCGGAAGCTACAAAAGCACTGGTAGAAGCTAGACAACTTGTTAAGGATGAACGCACAGAGCGCGAAAAAGCCGTTGAAAGGCTAGCAAATACGCTTAAGGAGTCTGGCGGGCTTTATATGACAGAAGATCCACAGGACGACGGTAGTGTAATCTATTATATGCACAATAAGCCGACTCTGGAAGAATCAGATATTGTATGGAAACTCACGGCGGAAGCCATTGGAATTTCTACAGATGGTGGAAAAACCTATCCTTATGGATTTACTGTTACAGGAGAAATGATTACAAGACTGCTATACGCCGAGGGAATCAATGCAAGCTACATCAATGCCGGCGCGCTGATCGTGCGTGACACAAACGGAAAGATTATCTTTTCAGCCGATATTGATAATAACCAGATTGTAATTGACGGCGCATCCGTGCGAATCGGTGCATCACCTTTGGACGGACTGTTAAACAGTATGCAAGGTCAGATTGACGGAAATATCAATACCTGGACCGGGACTCCTGCACCTACACTTAGCAATTACCCGGCAAACGAGTGGCTAACCGATACAGAAATGAGTAAGCATGTAGGTGATCTGTATTATGATGGAGACAGCCATGCTTACAGATTCCGCAATGATGGAAAAGGGTATTACTGGGAAAGATTAAAAGACACGGACGTAACAAAAGCATTACAGGATTCCGAGGATGCTTTAGCGGCAGCTAAATCCGCGCAGGAAGCGGCAGCTCTTGCAAAGAATATGACATTGCAGTTGAGCAACGAATACCAGGGCATTTCTGTTGATTCTGACGGAAATTACGGAACGTTTCCTAGCAACGTAAATACGCAGGCAGTCGTGATGTACGGAACACAGGATATTACATCTGATTGTAAATTTACAATTATCAAATCAGATAGCGTAACAGGAATCTGGAACAATTCAGCAAAGACATATACGGTAACGGGGCTGTCAGCCGATGATGGTTGGGTAGATGTTAGGGCAACTTATCTTAGTGCTTTGACGGTGACCAAAAGATTTTCCATTTCAAAAATTTATGCGGGAAACGATGGAAAGAACGGTCTTCCGGGTAGAACATATTTTCTTGAAAGCCCATCATATGTTATTAAGCAACGCGCGAATGGCAGTGTAGCCCCGAGCTATATTACTTTGAGTGCTTGGTATCGCGATGGAAACGCGGAAACACGAACAGCATATAAAGGTCGTTTTAAAATCGAAGAATCCGTAGATGGGGAAAATTGGAAAACGGTATATTCTTCTGCGAAAGACGAAACAAGCGTTTCACATAATTTATATACGGTATTATCAACTAAAGCGGGAGGAATTATAACAACGGCTTCTGGAAGGTCAATTGGAATTCCAAGAGATGTGAGTGCCATAAAATGTACCTTATACGCGGCGGGTGGATTTTCACAACCATTAGATTCCCAAAGCATGGCGGTTGTAATTGATGTAGATGCACTTACACATGAAGAAATATTTAACCTCTTAACCAATGATGGCGCAATTAAAGGAATCTATAAAGAAGGAAATCAGCTGTATATTTCGTTCACTTACGCCAAGGGTGGCACATTAAAGCTTGGTGGTAAAAATAACGGATATGGAATATTAGAGGTGTTAAACCACCGCGAAACTGGATGGGCTAGTAAGCTTGATCCTGACGGATTAACCATATTTAAAGATTATGTAAATGAAAATAACTATAAATGCCTTATTTTTGATTCAAACGGAATTAAGTACGGAGTAACCGATTCAGCAGGATTACTGAATCTAGAAACGCCTCTTTTGGTTAACGATAATGGCACAATGACCATTTTAACAAGTGATATTTATGGTTATTCTGATGATGGAAAAACAGCTTTTCAGTTTTTTAGTGGCAAAACAGTAAACTCAGGTTCCATGATAGTAAATGTTAAATCAGACTTTTATGATTCTGCTAATTTTCATAAGTCCGTTACGATGAGTGGTCTGCCGTGGAACTCTAGTGCAAGTGCAGCTGTTGTTTTTGCATCTGATATGAAAACTCTTAATGCGGCTGCTGCATCTTCGATTCGTTACAAATCAATAGGAAACGGAAAAAACATAAAAGAAGATGAACTGGAAGACCTCTACAGAATCAAGGTAATCTGGGCGAAGTACAAAGACGGATATTTATCTGAGCAAGATGAACGATACGGTAAAGAAATGCCGATGTTTATAGCCGAGGACATTGACCGAAGATTTCCATTAGCTGTTGACCATAATGAAAAAGGTAAAGCTGAAAACTGGAATTATCGCATTATGATCCCATGCATGTTTGCCATGCTGAAAAACGACCATGAGAAGGTTCTGGCATTGCAGTCAGATAACCAGATATTACTTTCTAAAATTGATGCTTTATCAGCAGAGGTAGAGCAGTTAAAAGAACTTATCAACAATATTTCACGAAAGGATTGATGAAAAATGTCTGAATCTATACCAAGTACACTAATATCAGCTCTTCCAGCAGCTACCAAAGTATCTGATACGGATATCGTGGTATTGGAGAACGGCTCTACAACCCAGAAGATCACTATAGCGCAGCTGAAAGAGGCGCTAGGGATTAATGCACTAAACACGAATTTTAAATTCTACAGTTCCTTATCTCAAATTGGATTAACAGCAGCTGCAACATGGGATCAGATACTTATCAAATTAACTGATGGTACTGGAATGAAATTTGCTGCATGGAAAGCAGACTATCCAAATTTATCAAATCCATGCACAAGTAATAGGCAATTAATAACTGTTTGCAGATCATATTCAGGTTATTCTACTATAGAAGTGTGGGATATTGATAATAACGTTCGTCACTTTACAGCACATAATGGAGATAACTATAGACCTTGGAAATCATATTAAAACCATGTTGTATTCCATGTTTTTGATGATGTTGATAACCAATTACATTTACGTTCATTTGTATATAATCTGCAAATTTCAACAAATGTTGCACCATCACTACTAAATTGCCATCTAACTGTATACGTCCAAGATGAAATTGCAAATTCTGGAAAGCTTAATTGAGCATAATAAGCAACACGGTGACATCTTGTTGAATTGGACTATATACTTTTATTCTCCCAGTAATATTTACGTCTCTTGCAACAACGCAACCAGCTATATATTAAAACAAACCTATAATTAAAAGGAGGACAACAACATGCCAAAATGGACTGAATACACAACAAAAGATACGTTAGCGGATAAAGACGAAGTAATGCTGTATGACGCAACTGCGAGAGTGAACAAACGTGGACTAATGAGCAAGTTTTGGGATTATGTCGTTGATAAAATGGCAACGGCTGTTATCTCGAAATTGGAGACTAATAACAAGACAATCATCGGGGCAATAAATGCACTAAATAGTGATAAGACGAAATTATGCATTGATTCTAATATAAGTAATCTTAATGATTTTGGAAAAGCTCAAACTCAAATGCTTAGTGGAATCGCATATAATTCAGCATTAAATTATATACCAGGCGAATCGTCTTTTGCCAATGTTTTTTATATTCCGTCTTGGAGAAACTATGGGGTACAGTTTGTATGTGTACCAGATTCAGGAAATATTTATGTACGTATGAATAAAGAGAATAAATGGGGTTCTTGGATAAAGTTAAATTAAAACAAAATTATGAAATAGTGAGTCACTTCACTTTGGATTTCCAAGCAAACCTGATTCATTTTATTCCTCAGAAAAAGGAATTTATTTTTTATCAACATCTGACTATGAAAAGCTTTCTGATAAACCATATGGCTTTTCAGGAAGAAGTATTTGGATTTATAGTCATTATAATAGCAATGAAAGAGTAGGAATTCTCACCTGTTCTGGCAATGGTAAATTTGCTATTGGTTATTGCTTTGGAGGCAATAGCATTTCCTGGAATATCATAAAATAATTATTGTAATTGTACTGTTTTGCACTCAATACTTCCATTAGTATTAATTCCCACAATCGTGTATATATTTTGGTCTACAAGATAGGATGATCGAAATGCAATGTAGTAGCCGGTACTAAAAGAAAAAGGGCAGTCGGATGGCATATAAAAATATCCTGCTATCATCACATAATTTTTACCCTTCAAAGCGGCAGAAAAACTACCATCCTCTTTTATCGGCAAAAGATTAATAGATGTCTCACTATAGAGTTTATTGGAGAAGCAAGAAAAAATAACAAAACACTACCAAACATAAAATGAATATGCTATAATTAGCATATCAAAATCGGAATAACAAAAAGGGAGCTGAGTTCCCGACTACCAATCAAAAAACTCAGCTCCAAGCACCACAAAGGGTACAGCTATATTATATAAAAATGTGGGGCTGAAATTCACAATTGCTCGCTGTATCATGTACTTATCAACATGAAAGGAATGATATAATGAGCAAATTACAGGAATTTTTAAGCCTTGGTTATTATTACGCATCCAACGGCGGGTACCTTGAAAAGAAAAGTAATGCCTATCTGGATGATTTTAAAAAGAATGCAGGATACAACAATTACACCAAATTCGCAAGAGATGTAAATAGCTGGGGACAGCCAGGATGCCAGGGGCAGCCGTGGTGTGCAGAGTATCAGTTCTGGAAGCTGGCAAAAGTTCTTGGAATCACAAATGCCCTCAAAATCATGGGTGGTGGTTTTTATAACTGTCAGAGTGTAAAAAACTGGTCGAAAAAACAGGGCACATGGCATACCGTTCCGAAACTTGGTGCACTTCTGATTTTCCGAAATGGCTCCCATATTGGAGATGTACAGAATTTTGATGGAGCTAGAATTTATACTAATGAGGGAAATACTTCCAGTGCTCCAGGAGTGGTGGCAAATGGCGGAGCGGTTCGCAATAAATCCTACTCCATCAACGATCCAGCAATCGACGGATATGTTTGGATTGATTGGGAATCCTATGAAGATACTGTCACATGGAAAAAGGCAGGAATTAGAATAGCGACTGTGAACGATTTATACGTCCGCGAGACACCGAATGGATATGTAATGGGTTCCATTGATAAAGATACTGTTGTTGATATTGATGGAAAAACAAGTGGAAAGTGGACGCATGTAAAAGTTTCCGGTATCGGTATTGGCTGGATCTGGACTGGATATCTAGCAAAGGAGGGTGGCCCCGCATCCGCTACCATTACAGGAAAACAGGATAAGACACAGGTGCTTTTCAAGGGAAATGTAACTGCCACTGTGCTTAATGTGCGTACTTGGGCTGGAACTGAGTACCCGAACATCAAAAAATACCCAACTCTTAACCAGGGCAACGAAGTGGAAGTTATGAATTATACACAGAAAGATAAAAACGGCAGCAAATGGTATTATATTCGTATTGCAGGAAAGTATTATGGCTTTGTATCTGCAAAATATATTAAGAAACAGTAAAAAATATCCCGGGGTTAATTCCCCGGGACTTTCTTTTTTTTAATTACCGACAACATCAATGAGCCAGTTCGTTGGCACATAGAAGATATCATTAATTATTCTTTTGAATTTTTGGGAAAATGTCTAGCTGAAAACCAATCTCGTTGCCTTTCCCATAAGCGTTTTTGGTATCTTTTGAGTAGACAACCTTTTCAATCAAACTCTTAAGCATTTTATTCTTCGATTCCGTGTCAAGGCTCCAATAATTATCAAGCAACTCTTCGCAACGCGGGATAAAATCCGACCGTTGTTTTATAATGTTCTCGTCATGTTTGATTTCTTCTTTTAATTTTTCTATAGTATCGGAGCATGACTGGATAGATGCGGATATTGTTTTGGCACGTTCAAGGAAAACCTCAGTGGTATAGATACCCTGTTCGAGTAGGTCATATTGTTTTGCTTTTTGGGCGTTTAAGCTTTCCAGCTCGTTTTCTTTTTCATGTATGAGATTTTGTTTAGAAATTATTGTTAAATCAATAGCCTGTGAAGATGTATTAATATCATTGTTTAACTTATATTTCTCCACAATCTCCCTAATTCCATCAAGCACAGCTTTTTCAACCAGAGATAACTTGCTGCTCACTGTGGGGCAAGACGTATATGGACACATGAGGGTATCTTCCTGCCCGCGCTTTTGATAAGGGCGGCGAACCATGGCGCGACCACATTTGCTGCAATAGACAATTCCGGCAAGTGGATTACGAATCGAGTTTGCTATACTAACTGGGCGAGGCGGGTTCTTTTTTCGTATTTCCTGGACGGAATTATACAGATCTTCTGATATAACAGCCGGATGTAATCCATTACAAATAAGAGTATCTTTTGATCGTGGGCGTGTCTTAATTACTTGACCAGTCTGTATAGTCTTCACTGTTTTTCTCCCATTCCATCGTATTTTTCCGATGTATACCGGATTTGTCAGAATTCCCTGTATACTGGCAGGAGTCCAGTCACCGCCCAGTGCAGATTCTATTCCCATTTCATTTAATTTCCGTGCAATCTTTGCAACTCCGATTTGCTCGCAGCCATCACCGGCATACCAGGTATAGATCATTTTTACAATCTCAGCTTGAGCCGGAACAGGTCTAAGGGTATAACCTTTTTCTCTTGTGAGCTTAACTCTTTCGTATCCGTAAGGTGGTTTGTTGCCGCAATATTTTCCCTCTTTGACTGATGAGATTCTTCCGGCATTTAATCGACGCTTGATAGTCTTATATTCACGTCTGGACATAAAAAGTCCAAACTCAAAATACTCTTCATCAAATTCGTTGTTCGGATCGTATATTTTTGTTGGGGTAATAATCTTCGTGTCGGAATATTGGAAAGCTCTGGACACAACGCCCTGGTCGATGGTATCACCTCTGGCAAGTCGTTCAACTTCCACAACCAGAACTCCATCCCACATGCCGGATTCTACTTCGCGGAGGAGTTGCTGCATGACAGGACGGTCAGCGATAGTTTCACCAGATACCACTTCACGGTAAATTGCGCCTACAATGTACTCTTTTTTCTTTGCAAGCTCTAACAGGATCCGTTCGTGTCTGGCAAGAGTTTCACCCTCCCCATGCGCCTCAGCTTCCCGATCGGCTCTGGATTTCCTCAAATAGATGCATACTGATTCGTTCATTTTATCATTCTCCTTTTTTTACACTTGTACGGCAATCCCGGAGATGATATACTTAATGTGCAGGTAAGATTTTTCTCTGGAATAGTCTTATTTTTTAAAAACCGGTCCTCGTTGGTAGCGAGAGCCGGTCTTTTTTAGTATTTATTCTATTTCATCAATATCAAGAGAATATCCAAGTACTTCTCCGACATCCGTACATTTTCCTTTCAATGTAACAGTGTCACCTTTTGACATAGATGCTATTTTAGCTTTCTGGTCGTCGTTTTTGATGTAACAC